AGTGTTATCTGGTAATCCGTTTACAACTTGCACAGTATAACGTCCGTATACTAATCCTGTGTTAGCGTCGCCACCTAATCCGTTAGCCGCTCCGTTTTGGATAAGTAACTTCGTGTATGCGTCTGCTACGTCTGGAGATACGATAAAGTTTACTGACTTACGTCTTAAAGCGTAAGGTAAAGCTCCCGTCGCTGCGTCGAATGCTGCTAGTACGTTAGACGTAGAGATAGCCGCTCCGATTGCTGTAATCCCGTTGTTTGCTTTTATAACGTCTCCGTCTGCTGCAAATTGCGTGATTAATCCGCTCATTTGTCCTGCTGCTCCCGAGCCGTTCCAGATTTGGTTCTCGAACCATTCGGCTAATTTACCTGCAGTATCTGCAACGATAGCGTCTGCAATTTCTTGAGGTGTTTGGTCGTTAAAAGCAGATGCTCCCATTGACTCGCCGCTCCACGTTGGACGGAAATCTTCTTTACAGATTGTAAACTCGTTTTTAAACTTTGAAAGAGTTAGTACTTTCTCAGAGTAAGCTACTGCGTCTGTCGCTGCTGTAGTTCCACAAGCGTAATCTACAACCCCAAGAGTAACGTCTAAGTTTCTCAAGTTTAATTTGTACCCTACGTCTGGTACTACGTTGATTAATCCAAGTCTAAGAGTATCCTCTTCCTTGATAGCCTGTAGCATAATGTCTACTGCTGCCTGCCCTGCGTAATTTGATGTAATTGCCATTTTTTTATCTATTTTAAATTAATTAATTTACTTGTTTGCGTTTTTGATTATTTCAAGGATACGCCCTTGCTTTGTTAATTTTACTTGTTTCGGTTGTGAGCTAATAGGCTCAACAGACGGCTGCGCCGAAAGTGTAACAACCTGCTCTTTTAACTCTACGTTTTCAGACGTTAAAGTTTCTAGCTTAGACTCTAAGCCGCTCATTTTAATATCCATGCTCTCAGCGTAAGCCTTAAACATATCGTCTAAAATTTCTTTGATTACTTTCATAGACTCCTCGTCTGCGTTAACCTCTTCGATTACCTCGTCCTCTTCGGCAAGCTCTGCCTCTGGCTCTACCTCCTCGACTACTTCCTCGTCTACTACTTCCTCGCCCTCAGACATAGACTCTACAAGTCCGTCTTTAACTACAATCTCTCCGCCTTCGTCTAGCTTATAGCTTCCGTCGGCTAGTTGCACTTTCTCCTCGTCTGCCATTAAAAAGACAGCCGTTCCAACCTCAAGAGTTTCGCCCTCGAATTGAATATCTAGCTCTCCAGATTTTACGCTCCCTAGAGTTACCTCTATTTGTTTCTCGTTTTTGCTTACTATATCTTTAAGCAATGCAAGAATACTTTTGTTTTCTTTACTCATTTGTATATCGGTTTTTAAATTTACTTCCTCTAGTTCGACCATGCCGTCGATTGAAAATCCTCGCAGCTCGCCCGTCTTAATATAGTTATTCCAAATATCGTCGTTATCTACTTTCATAGAAACAAGCCAAGAGCCAACAGGATAACTAAGTCCATAGGCTGCGGATTTATCTTTTTTAGGGTCGGCTACTAGCCAAGACTCGGTAAAAGTTACGCCCTCTATTGGTGTATCGTGTTCTAGCTTTGAGTTTAATTGGAATCCGCTTTGAAAAAAGTTTTGAGAAAAATCTCGTATTGTTTCCTCAGAAAAAAACATCTCAAATTCGTTGCCGTTTTCGTCTACTCTATAAATTAGCTGTTCTGGTTGTAATACCAAACCCATTAAAATACGTTTCTCTTCGTCTACTTTTGCAAGTGTTACAAGTTTGTCTTGTTTTGCCATTGCAATGAAATGTTCAGCGGTGGCAGGGTCGTGTACCAATGAGATAGCAAAGACTCCTTTGCTCTTTTTATTGTATTTTCCCTCGTATCTTTTCATAGGCTATATTATACTAACAATAAATTGTTGTTTTTGTTATTTTTTTAATTAAAATCCGCTTGAGTCGATTACGTTTCTGTCTGCGCTTTGAGCTGTGGTAACGTCGCCGCTAATTACTACGGCTTTAACGGCGTTCTCTTGCCCTGTTATGCTGTCTTGTATTGCGTTGCTTTCCGTTCCCTCTACTAGATTAAACGCTGGAGCCTCTGCTCCGCCTCCTGCTCCGCCTGCGTCTGCTGTAGGCGCTCCTCCTTTGCCTAAAGCTGCTAGTCCTTTAGCTGTTGCTGCTACGTTTGTAGCTACCCCTATACCTAGATTTATTTTATTTAATAGTAGCGCCGTTGCTCCTGCTGTTGCTGTTGCTGGATTACTAAGCAAAGGCTGAGCTACTAAATCGGCTTTACTTTTATTTATAAACATTTCCGCAATACCTACAGCGGACTCTCCAATTAAAGCTGTAGCCTGCAAAGCCTTAGAATCCTCTCCTAGTTGTTTAAGTAAATTTAAACCATTCTTTATAGTTCCTAAAGACGCGTCTTGTATTGCTTTTTTTGCGTCTGCTACTTTTTTAGCCTCGTCTATTTCTTTATCGGATTTTATTTTATTGCTTGCTGCTGTTGCGTCATCAATTTTCTTTTGCTCTGCTGCATCTTCCTCTCCGTGCTTAGTTTTTAAAGCAAGCAGTTTCTCGTCAAAAGATTTTTGTAGCTCTAGCTTAGCCTCGTTATCGTCTCCTGCTATTTTAAGGAGTTCATCTAATTGCGTTTTTAACTTCTCTCTTTCGACCTGCCTCTTTTCCTCTTTAGTGTTAGCAGAAAAATCCGCGATTTTTTTAGCGTCCTCCGCTGCTTTTGTTTCAATAGCTTTTTGGTCTGCCGCAGCCTCTTTATTTAGAGCTGATATTTGAGACGTTACTAATTTTTGTTTTCTTAGCTTTGCCGTTTCTAGGTCTATGAGTTTAGCTTTTAAATTTGCCTCCTCGTCTAGGTCTGCTTTAGTAGAGCCTCCTAGAGCATTCTCTGCGGTTTTTGCTTTTAATCTTATACTAGCGGCTTTAATTTCTTTATCTGTTATATCGTCCTCTAATTTTCCAGCCTCAGTTAAAAACTCAATCCTTTCTTTTGCAGAAAATAGCTCTTTATTTACTGCCTTGTCTAACAACTCCGCGCGCTTTCTATTTGCCTCTGCTCTGTCTACTATTAAAGCTCGGTCTAGTTTGTCGGCTGCCGCTCTTTGGTCTGCGATTATACCTGCGATTCTAGCCTCCTCTGTCATTTCTTCGACTAGTCCTTTTGTTGCGCCTGCTAAAGCTACAGTCGCTTGATATAGAGGATTAGTTTCTATATATAACTTTTTAAGTCCACTCCCTGCGTCCTCTAGCGCTCCGCTAAAATCTCCGCTAAATGCTTTTTTTATAGCACTACCCAATAAACCTAGTCCGTCGGTTACTAGCGTTATTTGGTCGGTTACATACTCCTTTATAGAATCCCTAAAGCCTTTTAAAGCCTCTACAGGATTTGTAAACGCGTCCATAATTGCAGTACCTAAAGCCGCTAGTCTGTCGACTAAAACACTCGTAAGCGTACCAATTACTGCCATTATTTTAGCAAACTTATTTTGCCCCTCCTCTGTGCTTTTAAACGCTGCGGCAATCGCTGCAATAGTTATAACAATTAAACCGATACCACTTGCAGCAATAGCTCCGCCTACTCCTCTAAAACCTAAAGCTACAGTTTTAAGACCTCCAGCAAACTTTTTAAACCCAGACAAAGCTCCGCCCGTCATTGTATCGATAGAGCCTCCTAAATTATTAGTCGATTGATTAACTTCTCCAACCTCTTTATCTAATTTCTTAGTTGAGTCGGTTACGTCATTAATCCCTTTTTCGGCTTGCCCTGTATCCGCTACAAATTTAATCTTTATCTCTTTCATTTTTTTGCTTTTATAGTACGTTTAACTTTCCTTTTTAATCCACTCCAAGAGGCTACGATTTCTCTTTTGCCCTTTGCTACCTCTACGCAGTCTCCCGCGCCGTAAAAATCTCCACGCCTTAAAATGTCGATTACCTCTGTTATATCGTTACTCATTTTGTAGTATTATTATATCCGTTGTTAATCCGTTCCCTGTGTATCTTATTATCATAGTCCGCGTAATTGTGCCGCTGCCCATAGTTGCAATATTAATACCTGCCAAATTGTTATCCGCTCCTACTACAGATGTAGTCGCCCAAGTTGTGCCGTCGCCTGTATCTACTTTTGTAACAACGTAATCCGTAGCAATACCCTCGACGTTAAATACTAAATTTTCAAATAATTGACCTATCGTTATAGTAGACGGAATATACACCCTATTAACTAGCCTAGTATCAAACCCGTTTATTAGCTCTAATTTTGTTAAGCCGTTTAAGAGGTTGTAAGAGTATTTATTAATCCTGTAGTCTATTCCATTGATTGCAATAACATCGTTTAGCTCAAGCCTTGTAACTATCTGTATAGGCAGGTTTGCGGTATACTTAAACGTCCGTCTTTTTAGTTCAAATATTGCCGTTACATAATCTTTGTAATGTATGCTATATAGATTGTTGACTAAAGCCTCTCCCGTATAGTTGCTAAACTCCGCCTCAAATAGATTTGAGTACATAGGATTTTCAACTCCAAAGTGATGTATTGGCATGTTTAAACTTTGGTTAAGCCTATCGTCCGCCGCTAGGTCATTAACAAAACGAATCGGAGTGCTAGATATATCCTGTCTAGTTACATAATGCAAGACCGCCTTTGGTACAACTGGGTTTAAATTGTCGTCTAGTATTACGCCCGTTTGTATATTTGTATTCTCTCCTGTAATATGAGTATTTTGGTCTACTAGCCTTTCAAAGTATATTTGCTCAAATGGTAGCTTTACCTCTAGCGTATCCCCGTCGATTAATTTCTTTGGAGTTAGGGTTTCGTATACATTTACAAGCGATGCTCCGTAACCTTGTTTGTCCGCAGCTCTCTTTTTAAACTCCATATTTAAAATAGTACTAGGCTCCTCAAACTCAAACGAAATGCGTTTTAAAAGCTCGCCTCTGTCAACGTCAAACTTTGCGAAATCTATGTATTTAGTTGCGTCGTATCTTTGACCTTGAGAGTAGTAAGAATCTAGCGAGTTTATGTATATACTGCCGTCGTCTTTTGGAATCGCTACAAGTTTGAACATATTGAAAATGCCCTTGAGAAAGTCAACTATTTTTAACTCTGGCATCTCGTCGGCTATTACTACCTCGTTAGCTAGAGTTTGCGAGCCTGTAGTTATGTTGACAACAACAGAGCCTGTTGCGATTATTTTTTTCACTCCAATTGTGGACGTAAACTCGATTTTTGCGTTACTCTTTACGTGCCATGTAAAATTAAAAGTGGTTGTGCCACTTGGAGAGAATAAGCTAGTACCTATCGAGATAACGCCGTCTCCGTTAGCCCATTGCTCACTATCCCAAGCGTAAACGTCCTCGCCCGTATCTGCGTCTCTAACTATAAAAGTATAGGGTACATTTTCGTAACCAGACGCAGGGGTTATAATATTAGATATTAAAAATCTTTGCCTAGCTGCTCCCGTTCTTATAGTCACAAAAGTACCGATGTCGTTTGATAAATTTATATAAGTTCCGTCTCCCGTAGTAAAGTTTACAATCTCCTCGCCGCCTCCTATCGCTTGCCTATCGCTTGCCTTGAGCCAGAGATATTGTTTCTCAAACTCTGTAGTACCAAAAAAATCCCTAGAAAATACAATAGGGTTATCATATAAAAAAGGATTATATTTTGCCTCGATTGCCTCGATTATTTTAGATAGCTTTACGCTAGGTCTTAGGTCGCTCCATACGACGCCTGTTGCGTGTGAGGTGTTTGCGTCGCTAGAAATATTAATAGTAGTCTCATCTATATCGTGCGCTCCGTTATGTGAGTTGTAAAAATAGCGCTTGTTTGCCATTAAAGTATAAACGACGTCGCCGTTTAACAAGCTACCCTCTAGTCCGCTTTTTACGTTGTCGCTACTCCAGTCGTGGTCTAAGGTAGGGAAGTTTAAATCACTCAGTAAATCCTCGCCTATTGTATCCGTAATATTCGGCAGGTTTCCAAAGAAATTAATCGTATAACTCTCAAGCCTACCCTTTACAATATTACACTTGTTTAACCTAAAAGTTCCTAGCTTAAAAGGTACGCCGTCAATATCTATACTGCCGTCTACCTTACTCCTAGCATCAAAGCCGTTATCTATAGACGCGTTGTACCAATGTTTAAAGATTTTATTGTTATTCTTACTAGCAGGTACTGTAAAACTCTTAGAGTAATCGCCTGTATTTTTTGTAATATCGCTCACATCTAAAACAGAGCTAACTATATCCACGCTCTCGTCCTTATATTGGTCTAGTAGTTCGCCGTTAATAAATAGGTTAACCATACTTATATATTATTTATTTCGTTGTAACTCTTCTCGAACGTCATTGTATAGTTAATTAACCTATCGTTTTGCCTAGTCTTAAACTTTTGAGACGTCATTTTTAAGTTTAAAGGCGTGTATACCCCACTCGCAAAGCTCCATATACGCTCCGTTAGTAGTATCTGTTTAACAATCTCGTTCATATCCTCGTCAAGCCAACCCGTCTCCGCCGTTAAAGTAGTTCTAGCTTGCACGCCGTACCTTACAAACTGATGGAATCCGTCCGATGCCTGCCCTCTGTTGGTCTCGAAACTGCTATCCGTTACGTTTATGCTCTCCTCTTGCTTTTTAAATAGCGTAAAACTCTGCAAAGCGCCGTCTTTGTTTTGAAAAAATGTATCTAAGGGAGTATACTTACACTCTCTTGTAATGTCTAGCGTTGTAGTTTTGCCGTTCCAGATTATCTCTATATAAGACTCGTTTGTAGCTACGGCTAAATCAATCCAAAGATACTTCACAACCTCATCGCTGAGGTCTGACTGCGTAGGTGTAGCCGAGTAATTTATAGTTAACGCAGGATAAGACTTTACGGTTATAGATTGAGCCGCTCCGCCTGTAGGTACGTAGATAGGAAATACAAAACTGCCCTGTCTGTTAACTTTATATTGCTGTGGTATTAATAAAGTGTTATCGGTTACAGCCGTAACATTTCTGCCCTCGTTTCCGTACGCATATCCTAGCGTCATTATATCCGTAGCCTCATGCTCTACAGTAGCAAGGTCGTCATAGGTTACGTAGCTATATACCCATTGTTGGTTATCTCCGTCTATAACTTGCACTCCAGAAACTAGCGACGGACTAGGCTCTTTAAATTCGATATAATCTTGTATAATTGCGTTTATGTTTATGCTGTGCGTTCCCGTCGATGCCGTTGTGTTCTCGTAGGTTATCTGATAGCTATTAGTAGAGTCTGGAGTAGACTTGTCGCCGTTCCAAACCCAAACATTTAGCGTGTATTTATCGCAGGTTGTTACACCATACACGAGAGGTGTATCTATATAGTACGGACTTAATGCTCTTATCATTATGTTATTGTTACGTTATTACTTTTTATATTCATTTTATCGATGAGGTCTAAAGCAAAAGCCTCTCCTATTTCGTCGCTTAATCTTAGTATCTCGTTATCCAAAGCGTCGGTAAAGAAATGCGTCGTCTCGATACCTGTGTGAAATACGCTATTTGCTATAGCATACAGCAAGCTCTTGCGTTTCATAAACTTTCCCTTTGCATCTCTTGGCGCTATACCCTTGCGGATAGTCCAACCATTGAAAGCCATAAAAGGAGGTTTGTCTTTGCGATATTTAAATTTATTATTTGTTACTTTCTTTAGTTTCCAAGGCTTTGGACTTTTTAACTTTACGCCCATTTCCGACGCCTTAGTTCCTCCCTTTCCTTTTACCCCTGCGTCTACATACTCCCAGTAATCCGCTAGAGTAAACTCGATGCCCTTGCCCTTGAGTTTATACTTCAAAGACTTATCTAGCTCTCCGCCGCCTTTCTTTTTTTTCTTTAGATTGGCTCTTGCTTGAGTTACTACATTGCTCCCTAGCTTATCAAATATTTTCTTTAAGTTATCCAATAGCAGAGGTTTGTTTCTGAGATAGGCATTTCAACATCGAAAGACATATCCCAGCCGTCTAGTAGGTTTTTATCCGAGTACGTTATCTGTTGCAAGGTAGGACTATCCGACGCCGTTATATTATTAGTTGCAAAGTCTCTATTCATTTTTACCCAGAGCGCATTTAAACACGTTAGCGTCGAGTTAAAGTTATCTGTCGAGTTATCGTTTAGATAAAATTTATCGTTTACATTCTCTTTGTTAATCTCTCTAATATCTAGGCATTGTATATTGAGACTAAACGAGATTGTCGCCGTAGAGGTAAAAGTCGCCTCTGTTATATCTATATTAAAAAGCGGAAATAAGTTTCCTTTGTTGAGGTCTATATCCTCGCCCGTCGTTATAGTCTTGACGTACTCGTCCTGCTCCGCTAGAGCTTTTATATATCTTAGTAGTGTACTGTATGCGTTCATTATAATTGTGTTACGTTTGGTTTTCTTAGTTGCGCCTCCATTTTCTGCCTGTCTAATTTATGAGCTAGGAACGTATGAAACTCATGCACCTTTGTCGCTAGTACTTTGTCAATTTTCAGAATATCATTATTCGCTAACATATCAATACTCACGTACCAATTCCATTTTTTAAAATAGCTTGAGGCTTGTTTCTCTCCGCCAGTGCTTTCGTAGATTTCTGGATAGCCTCCTTTAATTCTCTCGATAAACTCCA